TATAAAACTGGAGGATTTAAATGAAAGTTATTAATAATAGAAATTAAAGTAGAAATAATAAAGTTAAAATTAAAGTTTAGATAAAGCTGTTTAAAATATTAATTAAAATATTGTTGATAATGATGTTGATAATGATAAGATTAAGAGTTTAAATAAAACTATTTGAGTTGTTGTTTGGCACAGTATGCTGAAGTCTTGAAGAGAGAGATAAAGAAGGAGAAGAGAAAGAAGATAGCAAGGGTGTGGAATATGTTCCTCCTATTGTTACTGCCGCTATTGCTACTGCCACTAATGCTCTAAATAGCCTCAAATAGCTTAATTTCGCATTTTCTCTTTTCCGTACTCTTTATTGTCTCTTAATCAATCGTTCAATATAGAGCTGATAACAGCTATCTACGAGCATTTAGATTTCATTAACTTTAAAACCTTTTGACAGTCACTAACTGCATTAGCAACATCTCTATCAATTGCTTGAATAGCATACATGATTACACCAGCTTCATCAACTGCGCGTCTATCATTACTCAAATCTTTATTAATTAGCTCATTAAGTTTATAAACGATCTCTTTAACATATTCGTGACACATATATTTACGACTTGCAATAACTTTTTTGTCAGTTTCAGTTAATTCCTCAAAGTTAACCTTGTCAATATCTTCAATGATAACACTATTATTTTTATTATCTTTTAACTTAATATTTTCATAATAATGAAGAATGTATTGTTCACGAGATTGATTATTAAGATTAGCATTATGAGTAATATAATCGTAAATATCTTTATAATTCACACCATATGTATTATAAATATCATAATAAACTCTGTTAATAACTTCATCACTAAGTTCTAAAGTAGTATTACAATATTCATCATCTTTTAAAATAACGTTATTATAATAATCAAGCATATAATCATCTACACTTTTATTAGCTTTAATTGCTTCATCTTTAATTAGTTCATCAATTTTATTATTACTTAAGTTAGTTTTAATAGCAATATATTTAAAAACTTTATCAACAATAGCATTAGATATTGCATTAGGTTTTAAAATAAAATGCTTATAATAATCGAGTATATAATCATTATATGCTTGATTATTAATATTAGCTTGTTTTGTAATAAATTCAAATACTTGAATATTATTAATATTATATCTTTTAGAGATATGAGCATAAACAGCTTTAACAATGTCATTTGTGATTTTAATATTTTCTTCCATAGGTTTAAAATTTTAATTAATAATATAATTAGTAAAAGGCTTAATAGAACTGTTAATTGTAATATTAACTTGTTTCCAAAATTTATTATGTTATAGTATGAGGTATAGAGTTTGAAAAACTCCAACAGCAGGAACTTAATCCTGCCATTGGAGTATAAGCTCGAATTATATTTCGAGCATCTTGTCAAGCATGTCATCGAGCTTTGTCTGAACACGTTCAGTAACACGAATATCTACGATAGAAGTAGAATAGCCATCATGTTCGTGAGTACGAACTTCACCGTCAGCTGTGATATATTCTTCACCAGCACTGAAATGTTTACGTTCAAGTTGCATTTTCGCATTACGAAGAACAGCTTGAAGTTCAGCAGCCCCGAATCCTGTAACCCCATTAGAACGAAGACCAGCTTCTTTCTTCTTGGTATACAGAATATCAAGACCTTCAACAATGTTAAGACATTGAGCTATCAAAACAGAAGGAACAAAATCAATGTAGTCAATCTCTGTAAGATTGTAATCGCCATTCATGTTTTTTGCATAGCCTTGAAAAGGACTATCAAATTGAACACGATAACGAACATTGTCGCCTGTTGAGTAAACTCTAACAGCTTTAACAACTACGTTGATAACACTCACTTCGTTTTTAGCTTTTGAAGTAGCCATGACTGTAATGCTCTCTTTCAGAGTCTCACCAATTTAACGACTTGGTTGCCGAGCGTTTGGTTAGTAATAACAGTGTCAACAATAACGCTATATGTTGTACACCAAGATTTATTATGTTATTGTATGAGGTATGCAATATAAATAAAAATAGCTAATATAACAAGATTATCTCTCGCTGTATTAGCTATATTATAATTACGATAATAACCAAGAAGTCAAACACCAATAAACTCCATAACATAAAGCAATAACAAGTAATGCACAACCAATTAAGTCAGCAATAATCGTTATTACATGTTTATCTTCATTTGTTAACTTCTTGAATAAATTTAATTTTAATTTCATAGTTATCAATGTTAGTCTTTCACTAAACTCTCTGCCTTGTGTTAGTAATAACATCAGCTGTGTCATGCAGTGCAACATCTTGATGAGTATAATATTTATTATATCAAGATTTATTATGTTGAAGTATGAGGTGTTTGGCACTTTCATGACGGGGGTATTCAAAACTATCAATAGCACCGGGGTAGTCTACTACATACCTCCCCGTACACATTCATAAACCTCAAATTTTAAATTAATATTATCAACTTTATTATCAACTTTATTATTTCTTATATTTTCCCCACTATTTTCTTTATCATTTTCTATTTCATAAATCTCAAATTTCATAGTAACATCATTTCTCATTTTATCTCTCATTTTATATTTATCATTATTACTCTTATTATCTTTTATTAAATCTTAAATTTTAAATTATTTACTTTACTATATGTTTTATTATTTACTTTACTATATGTTTTATTATCTACTTCATTAGTCTTTTTCTTTATTTACTTCCTATTTTATCATTTCTTTTATCTCTATATTTATTATACACATAAACTTCAAACTTTAAATCAACACTATCTTTCTACATTATCTTTCTTATTATTTTCTACATTATTTTTACTATCTTATTTATCATTATTTCTTCTATTATTTTTATTATTTTCAATAAGATTATTTTCTCCAGTATTACTTTTTGTTACTTTCTTTATAAATCTTATTGTTGTAGTTATAACTATTTCCATATCTATTTTCTGCTTTATGTTTGCTTTAAAACAACAATCGACAACAGTTTAATAACTATTGTCGATAACTATAACTTAAAACTATTAATTTTAATGCTCTAAAATAATCTTTCCATTACTATCAACTTTACAACCATCGGGGTATTTAATTTTATATTTTGCAATAAATTCTCCAAGATTGCCTTTAAATATCATATTATGATTAACAACATAAATAGATTTACGAGTAGTACGAGCAATAATTTTATTATTAATAGCGTCTTCTATAGCATTATAAAAACAATCTTTTTGAAGACCAGAAAATTGCATAAAATCTTTTTCTGTAATTTCAACATAATTGCCATTATAAATAATATTAAGACGAATATATGAAGCGAGAAGTAAAGTATCTCTACGAAGTTTATATGCAATTAAATCGAACAATTCTCCAGCAATACTATACTTAATTCCTTTAGTACAAGATTTATTAATATAAACTTGATAATTATTAACAATACTATTAAGTATTTCTTTCTCTTCTATTTCAATATCAAGAGAAAATTTAGTAGGAATAATTTTAGAAGCATCTTCTTCTGCATAAGAAGCAACTTTATTAGCATAAATTTTATTAGCTTTAGTTTCAAAACTATATCTCATAAGTTTATTTATTAAATGATTAATATAATCATAAAGATAGTATATTTTTTTCTGTATATACCGATATTGTGTGTTAAAAATTTAGTTAAATATCTGTATATACCGACATTTAACATTTAATATCTATCTGTAAATCAAGCACTTAACCTCTAACAGTATTATCTTATAAATACTATAATATTCACTTCAATATTCGATACAATATGTAATACAATGTTATTGATTATAATCTAAATTATTATTATGTTTTCGTTCTAAATCACAATCAATAATATTAGTAAAAGAAATAAATTCAGCTCTAACGATAAACGCTTTTTCAATACAATTATTATGTTCTAAATCATAAGACTTATGGTTTTGCATAACAACTTCAAATTGATTATAATTATCTTTATTAACAAAATCCATATTATAAACAATTATTATCTGTTATATAACAGATTATTATTCATCAAAACTATATCTAATATTATCACAATTAATTTGTTTAACTTCTTTATTATCTTTATTAGATTTATTATGATATTTACCATTAAGAATAACTTTAACTTTCTTACCTTCTTTATCTTCTGTTATAGCAAACTTATCAAGAATAACTTTATTGCCATCATCTACAAATCCTTTAATACCATATTCTTCTGCTATATCAAGAAGTTTGAAAACACTTCCTTTAAATACTGCTAAAGGATTAACTTCATACATGCCACGAACACTTGTATTTTTAATAATAGAATATCGTTTAAGATCTGCTAAACATTCTTGATACATTCTATTATTTAATTCCGCTCCAACAATACAGCTTATAGTATCAAGATGAATTCTAATAATATTGCTATTATATTTAATAGCATTAGCTATATATCCGATTATTGCATAATTAAGATATTTTCTACGCATTGATAAACAATTCCAAATATAATTACCAATAAGACTAAAATTCATACAAATCTTTTCTGTAATTCTAATTTCTTTATTATCGATTTTACCTATAATTAAATCACAATCAACTTTTCTTATACCAAAAGTATTAGGAATAATAATAGAATTACAATCGTTATTACCATCGTAATAATCATTTAAAGTTTTGATAAAAGCTCTATTTGTGTCCATATTATAATTATTT